AAGATTATAATGACCCAAAGGAAATTATGGATTTTGTGGAAACCTATGTAGATAGAAACAAAATATTTGAAGCAGAATTAGAAAATAAATTAGATGACTTTTATAACGCATTGAAGTGGGATAAGGTTACCGCAGATACAAAAACAGCAAAAAAATTCTTCGCATTTTAATTATGAAAAGTTTAAAATTTTGGAAAGCAGCACGATTTGATGTTGCAAGTTATCGTTGGAAATTGAGTGAAAGAAAAGACCGTAGATTTTTAGGTTCCGGTTCCGACACAAGTAATACAAATATATACACTTATAATGAATTAGGATTTAGAGGTGACTCTTATTTACAATCGGGATTTAAAATAATGAATGTAGGTGGTGCACACACCGAAGGAATTGGGGTAAGTGATACCGAAACATATCCATATTATTTATCTAAATTATTTCCAAGAAATTTTGGTAATGTGGATTTAAATTTTGGATATAGTGGTAGGAGTAATGATTATATAGCTAGAACGATATTAACCTTTACCGATGTAGTTAATCCTGATTTAGTATGTATTATGTATGTAAATCCATCTAATAGAGAATATTATACAAAAGATGGATTGATTGAACCATATGCTCCAAATCCATGGGGATATTACAACGAAGACCCAACTGGTATAAAAGAATTTGAAGCATTTAAGATAACATCAAACCCAGAAGATGATTTTATAAATTGGTATAAAAATCATTTATTAATATCAAATTTTTTAGCTGCAAGAGAAATTCCATTTGTTTGGGATGGGACATTTTTAAATAATGACTATACAGATGAAAATAAATTTGATGGAGATTATAAATGTTATCAATCCGATAATGATTTTGCAACCCCTTCTGAAAATAAAGCATATGCAAATAAATTATATAAACATTTAGAAAAAGTTGGTATTATCAAAAAATAATCGTATATTAGTAAAACAAACAATAAAACATGAACAAAAACAATTTATTAAAATTTATTCAAAAGTATTCACTAGGTGGACTTATTGAATCGGTAGCGTGGAACGCAGAAGGAACGAAATTATCAGTTAGATTTATTTCAGATGACAAAACATTATTAGGTGAAGTTGAGTTTAACGCTTACACATCAACACCAATGAATGTCGGTATTTACACAACATCAGTATTAAAAAATATGATTGGTGTATTGGACAACGACTTAACATTAAAAGTTGACAAAGCAGGTGATAAATCGGTATCATTAAAGTTATCGTCAGACGAAACTGAAACATCTTATCAATTAGCAGACTTAGGAGTTATTCCACCTGTACCAGATTTGAAGCAATTACCTGATTTCAATATTGATATCGAAATGGCATCAACTATGATTGACAAATTTATCAAAGCAAAAGGTGCATTGAGTGATGTAGATACATTTACAGTATTTACGGAAGGTGGTGACTTAAAGATGGCAATTGGTTATTCTTCAATTTCGACAAATAGAGTAACATTTACCGCAACTAAATCATTTGATGGTGATGTTAAACCAATTTCATTCTCAGCAAAATATTTAAAAGAAATTCTTACTGCAAATAAAGAAGCAACATCTGCAAAATTAAAAGTATCAACCGATGGTTTAGCAAATGTCCAATTTCAAATTGATGACTTTGTTTGTAAGTATTATTTAGTAGAAATCTCAAATTAATAAAATGACAGAACAATTAGATTTATTCCCGCAAGAGGAATTACAACAACAAGATGCAGGTAGTATTAATGTACCTGAAGCACAACCAATTCAAGACGCAGAGTGGTGTTTTCAATTTTTCAACAACGAACCAATTGTATTTGCATGGTCAAATGAAGGTGAAGAAGCTGCTCCATTAGTTTTACAATTGCAACCAACGGATGGGGAAGGATTAAATTTCCAACAAAACGGAATGACTTTTAGAGTATTCCCAAGACCAATTAGTGAAGAAACAAAAAAACAAAGAGCAGAGCAAAATGTACGTGAAGTTAAAGAAGCTTAGTCCGGATGCAACCATCCCTACCTATGCAAAAGATGGAGATGCTGGTATGGATATGGTGGCAACAAAAATTATAAATGAAAATTTAGGTTCTATTACATATGGAACTGATATTGCAATCGAAATTCCCAAAGGTTTTGTAGGATTGATTTTTCCTCGTTCATCCATTAGAAAAACAAACTTACAATTGAGTAATTCGGTTGGGGTTGTAGATAGTGGATATAGAGGTGAAATTCAAGCAACATTCAACAAAATCCAAGGGATTGATAATGTTGAAAGAGATACTTATAAAGTTGGTGATAGAATTTGTCAACTTATAATTATACCACATCCACCTGTAAATTTTATAGAAGTAGAAGAATTAAATAACACCGAAAGAGGCGAAGGCGGATTCGGTTCAACTGGAAAATAATATGAGTTTTTTCGCAAACGATATAAACAAAAGAGAACATAGTTTGTGGGTGGAGAAATACCGTCCACAAACTCTTGCTGACTATGTTGGTAATGAAACCATCAAAGAAACAATTCAGCAATATTTAGATGCAAACGATATACCACATTTATTGTTGTATGGAAAAGCGGGTACGGGTAAGACCACACTTGCTAAACTAATCGTAAACACAATCAAATGTGACTTTATGATTATCAATGCATCGGATGAAAATAATGTGGATACTGTTAGAACAAAAGTTAAGAATTTTGCATCATCGGTAGGTTTTGCAGGTTTCAAAGTAATCATCTTAGATGAGTTTGATTATATGACACCGGGAGCACAAGCGATTTTGAGAAACTTAATGGAAACATTCAGTAAACATTGTAGATTTATCTTAACTTGTAATTACATTGAGAAAATCATTGACCCTATCCAAAGTAGATGTCAATCTTTCGCAATCACACCTCCGACTAAAAAAGATGTAGCAGTTCAGGTAGCAAAGATATTAGATGCTGAAAAGATTAAGTATGAACCAAAAAATATGGCTGATGTAATTAATTCGTATTATCCAGATATTAGAAGAATACTTAATACTTGTCAATTACAATCGGCAAAGGGTGAATTAAAAGTAGACCATAAAGTGATGGTTGAAGCAAATTTTGCAACTAAACTTATTGAACTCTTAAAAACAAATGATGATAAGAGAAATATGTTTATGAAAATTAGACAAGCCGTAGCGGATAACAAATTAAATGACTATTCGGAAATGTATACAATGTTATACGATAAAGTAGACGAATATGGAACAGGAAACGTAGCAAATATAATTTTAACTATTGCAGATGGTCTTTCAAAAGACGCATTGGTAGTGGATAAAGAAATTGTATTTATGTCTACAATTATACAAATATTAAACATAATAAAATAATGGAACAACAATTACCACCAAATTTTAATTTAAATTATGCGAGAGATATGAATTGTGAATGTGGAGGAAAACTTTTCCTACCAGGTTATAGATTTAAAAAAATATCTCGACTATTAACAGGCGCACCAAAAGATTCAGTTATGCCAATTGAATTATATATATGTGCAACTTGTGGTAAACCTTTACAAGAATTATTACCACAAGAATTACAAGAAACAAAAATCATAGAATAATGGCACAAAAGTTATTTGACCATATTAATGCAATAACTACTACACAAGACCCAAAGTATTTTGATAAACTCACAGAAGAGGATTTAAAAACTTGGAGTAATTTTATGATTAATAGATTCTTATCAATGAAACCTGAATGGGTTGAATTGGTTGCATCTTTATTACCTTTAACACAAACTCTTTCTCCAAAAGAAATGTATAGTTTGTATATTAATGTTATTCCAAAAGGTAAATATTTTTTAAAATATATCAAAGGTAAATTGGAAGATAAATATGAACAATTTATTGTAGACCTATTAAAAAAAGAATACGATTGTTCAGAAAATCAAGCAATTGAATATTTGGAAGTACTTTATTCAACACGTGAGGGTAGAGAAAATATAAAATATGTTTGTGAAAAATATGCAATAGATAAAAAACAAATAACAAAACTTAAATTGAAAATATAATATGAATAAGTCTTTTTGCATATTACCTTTTATACACTTTAATGGTTACATGGATGGAAAGGCGAAACCATGTTGTGATTCACAAAAACAATTTACAGATATTGATTTAAAATCAACAAATATTGATACGGCATTTAATTCAGATGAATATAAAAAATTAAGAATGGATATGCTAAATGGTGTTGAAAATGAATATTGTAATGCTTGTTATAAATTAGAAAAACAAAATATAAAATCTTCTAGAAATAAATGGAACGAACATCATTCTGATAAAACTAAAAAATTAGAAAAAAAATATTTTAGTAAAAAGAAATTTAATGGTCATATAGAGCCTGATTTTATTTCATTGGATTTAAGACCATCTAATATATGTAATTTTAAATGTAGAACGTGTAATGATGGTTTTTCAACAAAATGGCAAGAAGAAAAGCAAGATTTTTATGATACAAATGAAAATGTTTTATATTTTGGTGTTGAAAAAGTTAGTGATGTTAATAAAGTAACTTTTCAATTAAACGAAGAATCAATTAAAAATATAGAAATATTATATTTTGCAGGTGGTGAACCATTTGTATTAGAAGAACATTTTGATTTATTGGAATCTATAAAAGATAAAAAGCATATATCAATAATGTATAATACTAATTTTAGTATTTTAAAATATAAAGGAAAAACTATATTTGATTATTTAAAAGATTTTTATAATGCACATTTTTCAATTTCAATAGATGGTTTGGGTGAAGTTGTTGAATACGTTAGAACGGGATTTGATACAAAAGTGTTTAAAAAGAATTTATTAATAATGAAATGGGCACAAGATAAATACAAAAATGTATCATATGATTTTCAATACACATGTTCCGTTTTAAATTCATTTAACTTTTTTGATTTTTTACAAGAATTAGGAGAAGACCAAGATTTGATAAATTTTCACTATATACAATATCCATTTTGGTATAATACTATTAATTTTCCTATTGCAAAAGAAAAAACTATTAAATTATTTACTGATAATTTACACAAAATAACATCAAATAAATTAAAAGAATCTATTCTAAAATATTTGGAATACCTAAAGAATTCGGAAGTATCTGATTGGGATAAAGTAAATGCTCAAAAATATTTAAGAGGTAATATTGCACATACATTATTGTTTAATGACATAGAATTACCTGAAAAATTATCTTTTATAAGCGAATTGATTACAACAAAATCTACCAGAAAATTACTTTAATTTTGGTAAATCCAATTATTTGTCTTATATTAGATATATTATGGCAAGAGTATCATTTTCACAATATAGTATGTGGCATAATTGTCCACATCAATACAAATTAGCATACATAGATAAGTTAGGAGAAAATTCTTCAAATATTCATTCTATTTTTGGAACTGCAATGCATGAGACACTCCAAAACTATTTGGAGAAATGTTTAAGAATATCAAAGTCACAGGCTGACAAAATGATTGACTTAAAAGAATATCTAAAAGAAAGAATGAGAGATGCATATCTTAAAGA